TGGTACTGATAAATTCGAAGGTGCGGTATTGGTAGCTGTTGACGATGGTGCTAAAAAAGCTTTTGTTCCAGCAGCAACAAACGATGTTATGACTATGAACGGTTCTACTAAAGGTGGTATTGCAGGAAGTGTTGTAAAAGTTACAGCTATTGACGCAGTTACCTATCTAGTTCATGATTCATTACTAATAGGTTCAGGAACAATAGTTACACCATTTGCTGACGCTTAATAGGAGCTTAATATGAGTTCATCCGATGTAAAAGCAACTAAGGCTTTAACAAGCACAGGGCAACTACAAGGGTTCATAGGCACTGGGGCAGGTACTGCCACTAATTTAGGTCCAATAAGAATTCAATCTGTACAAGCACAAGCAAGTGCTGCAGACGGTTCTATAAAAATCTATGATGGAACTAGTGCTAGTGCAACTAAGCTTTTAATAGAGTTTAAGTTTGGTTCAGCAGCAAATGAATCTTTTGACCATTATTTACCTAATGATGGAGTTAGATTTAAAACAGGAGCCTATGTAGTATTAGCTAATTGCGACTTTTTTGTAGCTTACTACAACTAACATGGCGACCTCAGGAACTCGTGCATTTAGTTTAGATGTAGCGACCGCAATCGAAGAAGCGTACGAACTTGCAGGATTAGAAGCTCGTACGTCTTACGATGCTGTAACAGCTAGACGGTCTTTAAATATTATGTTTGCCGATTGGTCAAACAGAGGTATTCAAATGTGGGAGGTGGCTAAAGAAGAATTAACACTAACGCAGGGAACTAATCAGTACACTATTAACGCTTACGATATTGATATATTAGACGCTTACATAGAAAGAACAGTAAATGACACCGTAACTGATTACACGTTATCCAGAGTAGACCGAAATGAGTACATAAGTGTTCCTAATAAAAACACACAAGCAAGAGCCACTGAGTTTTGGTTAGAAAGACTAATAGAACCTGTTATTCATTTATACCCAACACCAGATAACTCAACAGACAAACTCGTTTACTATGTTTGGCGTAGAATACAAGATAACACCGCACAAATTAACGATATAGACATACCTAGTAGATTTATACCTTGTGCTGTTTCAGGACTGGCTTATTATCTTTGTTTAAAAAAGAATGTTCAAAAACTAGCTATAATGAAGGAGCAGTACGAACAAGATTTAGCTAATGCCCTAAGGTACGATGAAGACCGTTCACCGTTAAGACTTGTTCCTAAACATGAGTATATTTAATGTCATACGCTTCTGGTAAATACGCATATTTTATTTGCGATACGTGTGGTTTTAGATTTCCATATACGTCTTCAAAAGCTAATTGGGAAAATTTTAAAACATGTCACGAATGTTACGAACCCAAACACCCTCAACTAGACCCACCTGTTATTTCAGCCGATGCTGAGTCTCTTTGGCAACCAAGACCTGATGTTTCTTTACCTAAGAGTCAGTTAGGGGTTATAATCACTACAAATGCAGGCAGTGGTATGACTTTTCAGTCTGACCCTGTTGGAACAGTTTTTAAAGGATTAACTACAACTAGTTCTTTAGGAAATGTAACAGTGAGTATAACATAATGGCGGGATTTACATACAGTGGGTTAAAAACAGCGGTACAGAATTATTTAGATAATACTGAAACAACTTTTGTAAACACCTTAGATACTTTCATACAAACAGCAGAAGAACGTGTTTTAAAAGCAGTAGAACTTCCAGTTTTTCGTAAAAATGTTTCTGGAACTTTAACTCAAAACAACACCTACTTAGCTACTCCCGATGATTTTTTGTCTCCATACAGCTTAGCTTTAATTGACGGCAATAGTAATTATAGTTATTTATTATTAAAACATGTTTCATGGATTAGAGATTACACACCAGCAGCTACCACAACAGGCGAACCCCTTTACTATGCTCAGTTCGATAACGACAGTTTTATAGTTGCTCCAACACCTAGTTCTGATTTTTCAGTAGAACTACACTACAACTATAGACCCAACTCTTTAACAACGGTTGGTGATGATAATCAAACATGGTTATCTGATAATGCTCCTAACGCTATGTTATACGGTTCTTTAGTAGAAGGTGCCGTGTTTATGAAATCAGACCCCAACACCATAGGGTTGTACGAACAAAAATTTCAAGAAGCTTTAGCTATGTTAAAACTGTTAGGCGAGTATAAAGACGTCAGAGATGAAGCACGAAATGATCAAATTAAAATAATGCCACAAGGAACAACAAATGTTTAGTGTAGATGTAAAACCAACATTAGGAACAGTTAATGTTCAAACAACAGAAAATAAAGGTTTAAGTCCTGAGTACTGGACAGAGAGATTAGTAGAAAAACTTATTAGTATAAGTGACAACGCAGACCCTATGGTGAAAGCCCAAGCAGAAGCGTTTAAAGGCACAATACAACAAGTTATTTTATTATACATGAAACAAGCTATTGCTAGTGATAGAGGAACGGTAGCTGGTTTATTACAAAAACAAGGTCATAAAGAAATGGCTGATATTATTAGGAGAATATAATGGCAATATCACAAGCAATGTGTACTTCATTTAAAAAAGAATTAATGACGGCTACACATAATTTTACCGCAGCGAGTAATGTATTTAAACTAGCTTTATATACAAGTAGTGCATCATTAGATGCAGCAACAACTGCATATACTTCAAGCAATGAAGTGAGTGGAACTGGGTACACTGCAAAAGGTGCTTTTTTAACTAGTGTTACACCTACAACATCAGGAACAACTGCATTAACTGATTTTAATGATTTAACTTTCAGTAGTGCAACTATTACGGCAAGAGGAGCTCTTATTTATAATGAAGCAGCAACTTCTGACCCATCCGTGTGTGTATTAGATTTTGGTGGAGATAAAACATCTACTTCAGGAGATTTTACTATACAGTTTCCAACAGCAGACGCATCTAACGCTATTATAAGAATAGCTTAGTAACATATGCCTAGTTTGACGGGTTGGGGTAGAGGTACTTGGGGCAGCAGTGCTTGGAGTACGTCTTTACCTGTCGAACTAACTGGGGTTTCATCCACAGGTTCTATAAATAGCGTAACTATTGTTGCAGAAGCTAACTTAACACTTACAGGAGTTTCTGCTACAGGAACACTAGGTAACGAAACAGTAGCCGCTAATGCTGATATAAGTATTACTGGTTTTAGTGCAACTGCTTCGTTAGGTAACGAAACAGTCGTAGGCACCGCAGTTGTTTCACCTACAACAGTTGTCGGAACAGGAACACTGGGTAACGAAACAGTCGTAGCAAAGGCAACTATCTCGGCTACAGGTGTTTCATCAACAGGAACACTAGGTAACGAAACAGTCGTAGCTAAAGCTGTCATCACGCCTACAGGAGTTTCTGGAACAAACACACTAGGTGAAGAAAGTGTTATAGCAGAAGCGAATACTTCTGTAACAGGAAATACAGGTACTTCAGCACTAGGTAATGCAATTACAGCAGGTGCAGCAGTAACAGGTGTTTCTGCAGTAGCAACAACATTAGAAGTTGGAGACGAGATTGTAACGGCAGGGGCAAACGTAGCTGTTACAGGAAATACAGGTACTTCAGCATTAGGAGCGGTTACTCAAAGAACTTCAAACACTATCGAAGTTAGCGGCTTAGTTGGGAGTTCAAATTTAGGCTCAGTAACTACTATAGCGAAAGCCGTTACAGTTCCAACAGGTGTTGAAGCTTTAGGAAAAATAAGAATTGTAAATGTTTGGGGCTTAGTTAACGATTCTCAAACAGCTAATTACTCTGATGTTTCAACAACACAAACACCGAGTTATTCAACTGTTTCTGATACACAAACACCAAATTGGAAAGAAGTTGCTTAACAATTACATAAAAAATAAGGTATAATCAAAACGGAGAACAAAAATGGCAAGTACATACGTAAATGACCTAAGACTTAACGAGATGGCTACTGGTGACGCTAGTGGTACATGGGGTGAAGTTACAAACACTAATTTAGAGCTAATAGGTGAAGCTTTTAGTTACGGCACAGAAGCTATAACTACTAACGCTGATACACACACAACTACAATAGCAGATGGAGCAACAGACCCTGGAAGGTCGATGTACCTTAAATATACAGGTACTTTAGATTCAGCTTGTACTATTACTATAGGACCAAACACTATTAGTAAAATGTGGTTTATTGAAAATGCTACAACTGGCTCTCAAAATATAATCATTTCCCAAGGCAGTGGAGCTAACATTACTATTCCTGCAGGAGATACTAAAGCAGTCTATTCAGACGGAGCAGGAAGTGGAGCAGCGTTTGTTGACGCTTTTGCTAGTCTTAGCGTAGTAGATTTAAAAGTACAAGATGATTTAACCGTAACTGACGATATGACTGTTGGTGGTACTTTAGGAGTAACTGGAGTTTTAACAGGTACATCACTAGACATCTCAGGCGATATAGATGTAGACGGAACTACTAACTTAGATGTAGTAGACATAGATGGTGCTGTAGACTTTGCATCTACAACAGCTCACGCAGGTAATGCAACCTTTGCTGACAATGCAAAAGCTCTCTTTGGAACAGGTTCAGATTTAGAGATTTATCATAATGGTACAAATAGTTTTATAGCAGATGTTGGAACTGGTGTATTAGATATACAAACAAATGGTACAGAAATACAAATGACTAAAGGTGGAGCTGAACTTATGGCTAAACTTGTTCCAGATGGAGCAGTAACACTTTATTACGACAACTCAGCCAAACTAGCCACAACAAACACAGGCATAGACGTAACAGGTACAGCAGTAACAGATGGTCTTACAGTAGCAGGTAATGTTTCAGTAGATGGTGGAACAATTAAACTTGATGGTAATTATCCAACTGGAGATAATAATGTAGTGTTAGGTAATACAGCTTTTGATAGCGTAACTTCGGCTAGTAATAATACTATTATGGGTAATGCAGCAGGTACTGCAATTACTGACTCAAACTTTAATACTGCAATAGGTAGTGGTGCTTTGACAGCACAAGTTTCAGGTGGAAGAAATGTTGCTATAGGATATGCAGCTTTAGATGCAGATACTCAAGGTGCTAGAACTACAGCAGTTGGTTTCGGAGCATTAGGTTCTCAAAATCATACAAGTGTTACAATAACAGGTAGTACTGCTGTTGGGTATGGTGCTTTAGGTGAAACTACAACAGGTTTAAATAACACTGCTATTGGTGCTTTAGCGTTAAATGCAAACACTACAGGTATAGATAATGTAGCCGTTGGTGCATATGCTTTAGACGCTAATACTACAGCAGGTTACAATGTAGCCGTTGGTAGAGATGCTCTTACTGACA